CCGCTATCAAACTGCTTAAACAACGCAGCCTTAACGTCAGAGGCGACTTGTTCAGCCACCTCCTCAGTCATTGTAGTCTCACCTGCCATAGCCTTCTGCAAGAAAGAGAAGATTGCTAGTTCGGCTGGATGGTTCACGCTGCGTCACCTTCCTCGGCTACATCTACGATAGATCCAACCAGTGCAGCATCCGCTTCACTCAGGCTATCGCTAGAGTTCTCATGGTAGGCGTCAATGATCTTACCGTTCATGTACTCTACGTACTCCAAGAAGTTCTTTAGCACTTCGTTGTCTTCTTCGGTAAGCTCTACCTTATCACCAACCTTAGCAGTCATGTAACCATACACAGCACCTGTAGGAATGCTATCCTCTGCACCTGCCAACTTAATGGTAGACATGATAGGCAGAATGTTCTTACGGCCTAGCGCATCTAGTGCATCCTTCAAGCTCTTGTTACTCTGACGGTTACGCACATCCATCACGAATGCTACGTCTTTTAGAGTAGTGTCGATCTCTTTACCCTCTGCGTCTTGTAGTTTAGATGCAGACAGCATACCCATGTAGACCTTCACTTGCTTGACGCTACGTACAACATCCTTGGTAGCTTGAGGTAGAGCATTGAAGTCTTCGATGTAACCAGAGGGACGCCCTAGGTTAAACGTACCAATGTTATCCATCAAGTCACCATTCAGGCTGTTAGCCATCACAGTCTTCTCCATGTTGTTAGCTTCAGAGTTCCATCGCTGCCACTGCTGACGCTGTAGAAACACACGAATGTCTGCCTCTTCAGTGTAGTACACATCATCACCAAGTGTGATCTTCAGTGCACCAACAGGCACAACATCCGTCTTGATCTTCTTTCCACCTACATCAAGCTCACCCTTGATAGGTGTGCTCACAACAGCTACACGTGCAAGGCTTGGTGTGCTAGACCCTGAAGGTGCTGATACACCCATAAGTTCAGCCAAGGATTGTCCTCGTTCTGTTGCTACTGTTAGTTCATTTGACATATTAATCTCCATGTCGTTTAAGGAAGCCTAGTTATACTGCTATACGTCCTTGTTGTCAAGCCAGTTCGGGCCTATCTTTGCCTCTAATAAGAGAGGGACGTTCATGCGTATACCATAAGTCTGTTCGATCAGATCGTTTAGGCCATCGTTCATGTCATAGACCATCTGGATAACCTGATCTTTCTCGTCTGGGTGTACATCAATCACAGTCGAATCGTGTACGGTGTTAACAAGGCAGGACTGCATGGACTGTAACCTGCGATGCATCTCGTTCAGCACAACAGGAACCACGTCACCTGTGGCAAACCCTTGTACTGGATAGTTCTTGATCATGGTGAAGTGAGAGACACCACCATTGCGCCGACGCTGTACATCAGGAAAAGCATACTGTCGGCCTGACACATTAGTAATCTTCTCAAAGCGAATAGCTTCATCAGCCAGGTTTTGGTGCCATGCTGCTACACCCTTATACTTCTCATTGAAGTGGATGTAGTATGCCTCTTCTGCTTTGCTACGTCCATACCCAGTAGCACCAAACAGAGGAGCAAAGGTGTGAGCCTTGGCTTCTTGGCGTGACGTAGGTTGTCCTGCATCTGTGATAACCTTAGCAGTGTAGCTGTGCACGTCGAACCCTGTAGCAATCTCTTCCATAGCTACCTCATCCTGTGCTAGGAATGCTGCAGTACGAAACTCTAGCTGTGCAAAGTCTGCCTCCATTACGTAGCCGCCATCCCAACGAGATACAAACACCTTCTTCACTGGGAAGGTACCACCTCTAGGCATGTTCTGCATGTTGGGATTTCTTCCACTGAAACGTCCTGTGGCGGTGATATGCTGCGTAAGCCCGACGTGGAGGAACCCATCTGATTTTGTGTAGACATCAATACCGTCCACAAAACTAGAGAGGTAAGAGCTAACAGCAGAGAGACGCTTGAGATCAGATAGAAAACTAACAGCGTCTTCCATGCCCTTGTCATGAGCCGTTGCAATAAGAACATCTAGGTTATCTTTCCCTGTACTAAACCCATTAGCTGATACCCACTTCTTGCTAGGCGCAGCGAAGCCAAGACCTGCTAGATCTTTTGTTTGTTTTAACTGATAGCCACGAGCTTCACAGTCTTTGCACTTATTAGGACGAGCAAACTTAGTGCCATCCTTCTTGATCTTATACACCTTACCCTGACCCTCACAGGTAGGACAAGTGAATGCCTCTGTCTTAGCAATCAGTTTACTGTTAGCGTTAACCGCATCCTTAAACTCTTTGCCATCCTGTACAAACTCGAACAGTGCAGCCCACTCTTTCTTGTTGTTGATCTTACGAGAGAACACAACCTGCGACATCTGCTCTGGTGAGTTGAGATTGATAGGCGTGTCACCCATAAGCTCACGTACCTTACGCTGCAAGCGATCCTCTATCCCTGCTTTCTCTTGTTCGAACTGGTGACGCACCTCGTCTAAGGCTTGTCGATCCACCCTGAACCCCGACATGTACATTCGGGTGAGGGTTTTGCACGTGTCGAAGGTGACTCGTCGAACCGTGAAGAGAGATTGGGACTCTGGCTTTGCGTAGTCGTCTTCGATGGCAAGGAACAACTCACGAGTAGTGAGAAGGTCATACCTAAGATAAACATTGAGATCTGTGAGAGGTATCTCGTCTGTGTTGTAACCTTTCTTAAAGTAGTTTTTAAGTGTGTCATCTTTCTGTACCGATAAGTTGCGACGTTCAGCACAAGCGTCTAGTGATAGGGGTTGTTTCTGTCCTCGTAGTAGGATGTACTCTGCAAGCATGGTGTCATAGATGTCACCCTCATAGGTGAAGCCTGACTCCCATAGCCACATCAAGTCGTGCTGTGCATTGTGCATAATCAATAGAGTAGTCACATCCAGGATAGACTGAATGATCTTACGTGCTGTACCCAAACGATCTACATGTTCGTTGTGGTCTAGTGTAAAGATGTGGTCATCCTTTAAGGAATCAACATTAAGAAGTCCCACCTGAACCAGTTTGTTTGTTGGTTCAAACGGATCAAGGTGCATCTTACCACCACGCTCTGTTACTGTATTCTCTACATCCAATACCCAACGCATTGCTCTCTCCTCTATGCTGTGTATAGGCTTCGGCTTCCGTCTAGTTCACAGTGTACTACACCATGCCAACCGCCTTTAAGTTTATTCTTAGCTATGTTCAAGTGACGCTGAGTGTCCTGCTCGTCAGCACCTTCTACGATAGGGTTCTTAGAGATGAGCACCATGAGGTCTGCCTCTGCTGCCTTGCCTGTCTTAGAACCTTCCATCATAGACTGATCAACGAAGACCTTACCCTCTGCCACAGCCGATAGCTGAGACATCCAGATGATACAACACTTGTACTCCTTGGCAATGTTTCGTGCGTAGATAGCTGCATCCTTTAAGTATACATCTGACTTATCAGAAGTCTTAGATGCAAACTTATCGCCCATGTCTAGTACCAAAATGTCAGGGCGTTCCTGTTTAACTACAGCCTCAACCCACTTCATATCTTTGTTAGTGCTATCCTTGATACGTATGTTACGCTTGACTGGATCATAACGCTTACGTGCTAGAGCTACGTTAGTACGGATCTCTTCCATACTCATCATCGTAGCAGCACTAAGGTAGCGTGCACCCACACGTTCATAACTCTCCTCGTTACAGAGTACAACACACTTGGCACCCTGGTGTGCCCACCCATCTGTACCTGCAATAAGCGAGGCGTGGAAGCTTGTCTTACCTGTGTTGGGACGTGCCCCTACCAGAAGCAAGTGACCCCCACTCACGCCCTCTACACGGCGGCGTAGCGATGGGATGTTGAACTTCCACTGTGTCTCTAGATCATTAGCTTCCAGTAGAGTTTCGATGTCAATGTCATCCCACTCAACATTCATGTTAGGTGTGAAGTCATCCTTGTGATCATCAAGCAAACGGCGTAGTGGTTCAAGGCTATCCTGTGTACCATTCACATAGTCAAAGCCTAGGTTCGCAACCTTCTCACCGACATACTTCTGGTATAGACTAGAGAGTACAGACTCTGCAATGTCTTCCTTGATAGCATCAACCCGTTCAATCTTACGAAACAAATCCTGGTATGCTGTCTTAGTTGCAGTAGTCATTGTCTGGTTCTGCATTAGGAACACAGCCTCAATGTCTGATACTGTCATGTCATCAATGCGATCAACCATAGCTGCATCAACAGCGTCTTTGATCTTACGTACATCCTTGCTAAAGATCTCAGGGCGTACAACATTCTTGTGTCGCTGGTAGAACTCGTTGTTCATCAGTGTCTTAATTAGAGCTAGTTCCATCCTCGTCATCCTCTCCATATATGATGTGCCAGAATATACTTACTACTGCAACCCAAGGCCAAAGTAAAGCTACCCTTATGTGTGCTCGTGGATCATCTTCGTTTACTGGTTCTACTATATCCATAATGAGTAACACCCCTAACAGATACATAGCTATAGCGCCATACATATTATACATCCTTTAGTAATACCGCCTTGAACAAACCTTCAGTAGAGTGCATAGCTAAATACATATCAAGTAGCTGTTGGTATGATAGATATACTAACTGATGTATACCCATTGCTTCATCCCACTGCCTGATGAATACTGCATTGTCATCGCCTATGATAACTTCCACGTCTTCAAACTTATCTTGTTCATCCAAGACTGTTATGACAGTGGAGTCCATCTCAAACTCAACGCTATACATTCTTACTGGCTCTCTCTTTAGCTCGTTGACGTTCCTTCTCATTCATCTCTCGTATCTTTTCTGTTGGTGGTAACGGACCGTTGTTCTCTCCGTAGTTACCATACTCACTAAAGTTATCATTGGAGGGCCACACATTATCCCAATCATCTTTATCTTTGTTAGTCATTCTCATCATCCTTTTTTAGGTACGTGATTAGAAACCAGAGGTACAACAGTATCATTGCGAGTAGGATGTACATCATTCATTCTCCTTTATATGGCCTCCTCTGTAGGACTTGAACCTACAACCTGCTGATTAGAAGTCAGCTGCTCTATCCAGTTGAGCTAAGAGGAGAAACCTCTGACCACCGTATAGCAGTCAGAGAAGTTATTAGATAGCAGAAGTTTACTAAAACTTTAATTGCTCATCAATGCAGCCCAACTCACAGGAAATAACTCACCCATCTTCTCACTGATCTGGTTAGCTACCAGACGTGACTCATACTGTGTGTCTTCCTTGCATCGTAGGTTACACATAGAAGCAAAGGCATCTAGTGAACCTGACCAGTACCACTCTGTCATAGCAGACTGAGGTAAGACCATGCGTGCCATCTCAGGGGCGACATTCTCAGATAGTAGTTTATTGTAAATTACACGAGCACTTGAGTTGATGTAGTCAGGATCTACGATTGTATTATTGACACCCTCTGATCCCTGCTTCTTATCCTTACTCTTGTTACGCCACACATCAGGCACATAGAACTCAGGCTCATCATCTACATACCGACGACTAATCTCATTCCAACGTAGGAACTTATGCTTGACTAGCTGTCGTGCTACAAAGATAGGTGCTTTGACATGGAAGGATGCAAAAGCATGACCAAAGGGACTGATGTGTTTGTGCTTTGCTAGGTACTGGATCAGCTTAACATCACCATGCTTCATGGCATACTTACCCTTCTGCAAGTCGATGCACTCTAGCTCTGATGTCTTACCGAATGATACCCGTGCTGCATTAACAGTGGTCAGGTCATCTCCGCAGTGGTGGATGTAGGTTACTTCAATCATGTTTGATCCTTTCTTACTTTCCAATATACCCAAGACTCTAAGCAGTGTCCTTTACCTAAGACTGCATCTATCAGCGAAGCTATGTTAGGTTTGTTTCGTCTCTTCCAGTCCCAGTTCCTAGCACTGAATGTCTGGTTACTGTTACCACCTAGTATCACATTAAGCAATACGGATAGTGCAATCAACACTCGAAAGATATAATCTCTCATGCCAAGTCTCTCATCTTAATTAGGTTCTCAATGTCATCACCTAGTCGATACTTGATGTCATCATGTAGGCGTAATGCTTTTGTGTCAAGCCCTGTCCATGCCTGGATCTGCTTGGTAAACTCAATACCCTTCATCCATGCGTCAGGATCTAGAGCTACAATCACACGGTCGTACTCTCCTACCTTCTCAATGTGTTTCTCTGTTAGGCTTGTACCCAGGATTGCCATGACAGATAGGTGCGGTACTTCTAGTGATGCGATCATAGCAGACACAACATCCTCTACAAGTAAGAGAGTGCTGCCTGATCCAGTCAAATAGTATGAAGCCTCGCCTGTGTAGCGATACCACTTAGGTATCTTACCACCAACAGCCCTGCCATTGGCGTCAATCATGCGCCCCTTGTAGTAGATAGGGAACACAACTCGTTCATCCTTCACATCGTATAGTAACCCATACGAAGGTATAGCCCAGCGCTTAACGAACCTATGAAACTTGGTGTGTTCTGGCTTAGGTTCGACAACATACTCAGGTATCTCCATGGTGTCAGGCTCTACCTTAACGGGCGCTGGGCGCTTACGTAGTAGCTCTTGTATCTCTGCAGCAGACAGGTCTTTGTAGTATAACCCTTTGGTTTTACAGTCTAATCTGTAACAGTTGTACTGGACCTCGCCCATGTTGTTTGTTGCTGTGAATGTGTTGACACCACCGCAGGTTGGGCAGTTACCCCTATAGAATTGACCTGACTCTAAGTCCAGGTAGTCTATATACTTTCGTATACTACTCATCGTCATTACCTCTTGCAGCTAGAGCCTTAGATGCACCACTGAATGTGTTGACCATGTAAGGTGTCACGCTGTTCATGTTCTTGTGTCCTGTTACCTGGCGAATAGATGCAATGTCAACACCTGCTTCAAGCATCTCTGTCACTGCTGTTCTGCGTAAGTCCATGGCTGTTAGTTCCATAGGTAGGTTGGCTTGGATCAGTATCTCATTGATCAAAGGTGAGATCTCGTGCAATTCATAAGGTGTGTATGCACCTGCTCGTGGCTTAACACGTGGTGCTACATACTCTTGGAAGTCAAAGTCTTCCTTCTGTTT